ATGGTTTATAAATATGGTAAATGGTTTATTTAATAGATAAAAAAATAGGAGGAACAGAAGATGGAAAAATTAACATTAACTGTAAAAGAAGCTGCTAAATACACAGGTATTGGAATAAGTACATTAAAATATTTAGCAAGAGAACATAGAGATTTTCCTTGTTTAAAAGTTGGAGTAAAACTTTTGATATTTAAAGATAAAATTGGAGATTGGTTGGAAAAGCACAGAGGAGAAACATTATGAGTAAGGAAATAGATACTAAGAATTTACCTGAAAAGCAGATAGAAAATAAAATAAAGAAATGGCTAAAAGATAAAGGATATTGGTTTTTTAAGGTTCACGGAAGCATATTTCAACCTGCTGGAATACCTGACATTATAGCTTGTATAAATGGTAAATTTGTTGCTGTTGAGGTTAAAAGGACTAAAGGTGGAATTGTATCACCATTGCAAAAAGCACAGATAGAAAAAATAAAAGAAAATGGTGGAATAGCTGGTGTGGCAAATAGTATGGAGGAATTTTTAGAAATACTGAAAGAGGGTAAATTATTATGAAGTTATATAAATATCAGCAAGAATTGATTGACAACAGTCACAAAAATTACATATACCCTTTGGATACAGGGACAGGTAAGACTATTATTAGCATTAATCACTATTGGAAACGGAAACACGCACAAGGTAAAAAACTATTGATAGTTGCACCTGCTCAAAAAGTGAGAGAGGGTGGATGGGATAGAGAGATTAAAAAGTTTAAGGATTATAACAAAATAGATAATATAGATTATAAAGTTATCAGCTATAACAAATTGAAAGATGTAAACAATGTAAACAATACATATTTGATTTTTGATGAGTGCCACTATATTAAAAATTACAAAAAGACACAGAGAAGTAAATACGCTTTAAATTTATGTAAAAAAGCTGATGGATTTTGTTTATTGAGTGCAACACCTGCCTCTAATGGTTATCAGGATTTAGGAAATTATATGTCTATATTTGGTTTTTACGATACAGGATATAAATATGAAAAAGCGAATGCGATAAAACGTTGGACTAATTATGGTTATCAGGAAATTATCGGTTGGAACAACACAGAATACATTGATAAATGCTGGAAAGCCATATCTAGTAAAGCGTTAATGAAAGAGGATTGTGTGGATTTACCACCACTTGTCTTTGAGGAGAAATATTTTGAGGCAGGAAAAGAGTATTTAAGTATAAAAAAAGACAGATATTGGAATGGTATTATATATGACAACACAAGTAAAGTTATTGCAGGTCTTAGACAAAGTGCAGGAATTGAAGATAAATTAGATTACCTGAAAGAGTTTAGAGCCAATACAGACGCAAATATACTAATTTTCTATAATTTCAATAGAGAAGCGAAAGAGATTAAAAAAATAATGAAAATTGATTATGAGGTTAGTGGAGCAGTAACAAATATACCTAAGTTTGACGATTATAATACACTTAAAGGTAAGACAACATTGGTACAGATACAAGCAGGAGGAGCAGGCATAGAACTACAATATAACAGTGAAGTTATCTTTTTTAGTCCTACATGGTCTTTTCAGGATTACGACCAAGCATTGGGTAGAGCATATAGAATAGGACAAAAAAATAAAGTAACAGTTTATAAATATATAGGAAAAAGAACAATAGAAGAACGGGTTTATGCTAAGTTAGATGAGAAAAAGGATTTTGCTGAGAAATTATTGACAGATGAGGATTTAGGAGGCAGTTTTAATGATAAATGATAATGTTAGTGATAACATAACAAAAAACAGAAACAAATACATAGGTGGTAGCGACATTCCTGCTCTATTCAATGTAAGTGAGTACAAAAGTTATTATGAGTTAGCAAAAGAAAAAGCAGGTTGTTTGAGAGGTACTTATAAAGGTAATGAATACACTAGATACGGACAATTACTAGAGCCTTTTATAAGAGACTATATCAATGCAATATATAATTTAAAGTTTAGAGAAAATACAGCAATAGATGATATTTTAGGATTGAGAAGTAATTGTGATGGATTAGATAAAGAAGCTGGATTATTATTGGAGATTAAGACTAATGGTGGTAATAGAGATACCATAGAGGATTATGTACTACAAATGCAACTCTATATGTATCAATTTGATGTTGATAAAGGTTATTTAGTGGAATACAAACGTCCTGATGATTTTTATAAAGGGTTTGATTATGAAATTCATAATACTGATGATTATTTCAATTTAGAATTTGATGAGAATAGGATCACAGTAACAGAAATAGATAGAGATGATAATTTAATTCAGGAAATATTAAGAAAAGCAGAAATATTTTGGAGTGACATTGAGAGATTAAAAGCCAATCCTGAAATGACAGAGGCAGAATTTTATTTTAAAGATGAAATAACAGAGTACAGAAATACAGTAACGAAATTAAGTAGATTGGAAAATGAATTACAAAAGTTAAAAAATATAGAAAATGAAGCCAAAGAGCAAAGAGATATTTTATATAATCTAATGCAAAAATACAATGTGAAGACTATGGAAACAGAGCATTTACAAATAACAAGAGTAAATCCAACTCAGGCTTTAACAATAGATAGTACAAAATTAAAAGAAGAACAACCTGCATTGATAGAAAAGTACAGTAAAGTTAGTAATAGAAAAGGGTATGTAAGGATTAAATGTAAATAATAGGAGGTATTTGAGATGAGAGAATTAATAGTAATTGATGAAAGAGTGGTATTTGAAAAGAAGTTTAGAGTGTATGGTGATTTTGAAAACCCATTATTTTTAGCAAGAGATGTTGCTGAGTGGATAGAATATGATAAAGAAAAAGTTGGTCAAATGTTAAATACTATTGATAATGATGAGAAAATGACCTCACCGATATATTATAGTGGTCAGGTTAGAAATATGTGGTTTGTTACAGAAGACGGATTATATGAGGTTTTAATGCAAAGTAGAAAACCAATAGCAAAACAATGGAAAAAGAAAGTAAAAGAAATTCTTAAAGAAATAAGAAAAACAGGTACTTATACAAGACCATTAACACCAGCAGAGCAACTATTGGCACAAGCACAGTTAATGGTGGATATGGAAAATAGATTAAATATATTAGAGAAAAATAATGCTAGACTAGAGAATAACCTAAGAAGAACGATAACGAGTGACTATTTCACTGTAATAGGATATGCTAATTTTAGAGGTATCAATGCAGATACATATAATAGTAGTGTTATTGGAAGAAAAGCAAGTAAATTATGTAAGGATTGTGGTTTAGCTATAGGTAAAGTGATTGATAGTAAATATGGAACAATAAATACATATCCATTGGACATCTTAGATGAGATTTTTGCATTAATAAATTGATTAACAAATTAATAGATAATTATAGGAGGAAAATAATATGATTAAATTACCAGTAAATGAATTAAAAACAGCCGATGTGACACCAAAGAACTTTTTGATATGGGGTGAGTCTATGTCAGGTAAGACTTATTTAGCCAAACAGTTTGAATCACCACTTATAATAAACACAGATGGAAATGCAACAAAGATAACAACACCTAGCGTATTCATTAAAAATTTTACTGAATTTAAAGAGGTTATAGAAGAACTTGAAAAAGGTAAACATACCTATAAGACATTAATTATAGACCTAATCGATGATATAGAAACAATGCTTGTAAATCATATATGTGAAACTGCAAAAGTTGAAAGTTTAGCAGATATAGGTTTTGGAAAAGGGTTTAATAAGTTTAATAGTGTTTGGAAAAATTTGATGATGGGATTAACACAGATGAATATGAATATAGTTTTTATTTCCCATTTAGTTGAGAAAACAGAAAATAACGGACAAACAACATATCAAACGCCAGCATTATCTCAAAAGTGTCTAAATGCTTGTATGGGACGTTGTGATATTGTAGTTAAAACACAAAAAATAGGAAATAATTACATAAGATTATGCACAAGCAAGAGAGAAGCATATAAAGAAGAAGATATAAAAGATAAAAAAGTTTTAGATATTCTTAAAAGTATAAAAGGGGTTATAACTGACAAACAATAAGAATTATTAAATTATTTAACGTATAAGAAAAAAACATATTGACAAGCGAAATATACTAATATATA